CCACAGCCACAAGGCGGCCCACGCAAAAAATCATTCTGTGCTCGGATGTCGGGAATGCCCGGCCCCATGAAGGATGAAAACGGTAAGCCCACCCGCAAGGCGGCCTCTCTTGCAAGATGGAAATGCTGATATGACTACAAACTCAGATACAGTTAAAAGCACGCTGGATATTGTTTCAGTATTTGCGGCTATAGGGTCGTTCTTGGAAATGTTTACCCCCGTATTTGGTCTTATTGGTGCGATCTGGACACTTATGCGGATTGCTGAGATGGTTACGGGTAAACCCTTTGCCGAGTTAATTCGGAGGAAAAAAGATGCCGAGTAGTTCCAAAAAGCAGCACAACTTCATGGCAGCAATTGCGCATAACCCTGCGTTTGCCAAGAAGGTAGGGATTCCGCAGAGCGTTGGAAAAGATTTCAATGAGGCGGATAAAGGTAAGAAGTTTGGCTCTGGTGGGATGGCCCGCCCCGACCTTCAAAAGATTAACAAACCCAAGACTCTTCACGGGAAGATGTCAATCATGAAAGGTGGCGGTATGGCTAAGAGCGACATGAAAGAAGACATGGCGATGGACAAAAAACAGGACGTCGCAATGATTAAGAAAGCCTTTAAACAGCACGATATGCAAGAGCATAAGGGCGGTAAGGGTACATCTTTGAAGTTGGCTTCTGGCGGCTCCGCCTCTAGCCGTGCTGATGGCTGCGCTACAAAAGGCAAGACCAAAGGCACAATGATTAAGATGAACATGGGCGGAATGTCCTGCTAAGGAACACTATGGCCGATCCAATCTACACTGCTGAAATGGGTAAACCACCCACGGATCCCGAGGGTGTGCCAGCTTCTAAGAAGTCCGCGCCTAAGACTCCAGCGCCTAAAAAGCCAGCGCCTAAAGATTCAGTCTTTCGTGAGGGCATGCCCGTACCGCAAGATGTTGATGGAGCATCCGTAAGTAAAAAAGCTAAAGGCGGTATGACAGCTTCTAGCCGTGCTGATGGCTGCTGTACCAAAGGCAAAACACGTGGAAAGATGGTGTAATCATGGCTACAAAACTACCATTACCCTCACGCACTATGCGAAGCTCGGACGTATTTCAAACGCCCGGAGCACCATATGACCCTACGCAAGAGGCAGCGGCGGATGCTTATAACGACATGCTTCGTGCGCGTGTTAATAGAGATGCGGCAAGTGGTAGAGCTAATGACCCCATGTATTACGAGAGTGATGCACAGCAGTTGGAGAAATTAGCCAACACCCCCGAGCGTGGTTTTGGCCCAACACTTGCAAAACGTGAATTAGCAAAACGTTCTGAAGAAGGCGAGTACGCTGCTCCCGGATATGGCGACTTAGGTCAATTTGCCGGTGGCAGTGGTGGGTCTAAAGCACGGGATGAAGAGTTAAATGCTGGTGCATCGGCCATGAAAAAAGGCGGTGTAGCTAAGTCAGCTAAGTACATGTCATTCTCTAAGACAGGCAAGCCTGCAGGAATGAAGAAGGTTACAAAGATGGCATCCGGTGGTTCAGTTTCCTCCGCTTCTAAACGCGCTGATGGTATTGCTACTAAAGGTAAAACCAAAGGCAGGTTTGTATGATGGCATCCCGAGGAATGGGCGACATAATGTCCAGCAAAATGCCCAAGGGCAAGCGTAAAGCTCGTCGGGATGACACTGACTTCACGCAATACGCCGAAGGCGGGCACGTTAACGCCGCTGGTAATTACACAAAGCCTAGTCTACGTAAGCGGATTGTGTCTCAGGTGAAGTCAGCAGCAACACAGGGTACCGGCGCAGGTCAGTGGTCAGCCCGTAAAGCTCAGCTAGTTGCCAAGAAGTACAAGGCGGCTGGCGGGGGTTATCGAGATTGAAAGCGCCTCAGAAATCATTGAAGGACTGGGGCGACCAGAAATGGAGAACCAAAAGTGGTAAGAAATCTTCTGACACGGGTGAAAGATACCTTCCAAGCGCTGCGATCAAAAGTCTCAGCCCTAGTGAATACGCTGCGACGACCAAAGCCAAGCGAGCCGGAAAAGCCGCCGGAAAACAATTCGTAGCACAACCAAAATCAATTGCAAAGAAAACAGCGGGGTTTAGATAATGGCAAGCAAATTTCCTGATCTCACCGGTGACGGCAAAGTCACTCAAGCAGACATCCTAAAAGGTCGTGGCGTTGAAGCCATGAAAAAGGGTGGTGCTACTAAAAACTTTATCCAAAAGGCGATTAAGAAACCCGGTGCATTGCGTGCATCTTTGGGCGTAAAAGCTGGTGAAAAGATTCCTGCAAAGAAGCTAAATGCTGCTGCCAAAGCTCCCGGTAAAATGGGACAGCGTGCACGTTTTGCCAAAACTCTTAAGAGCTTTAAATGACCACTTCTGGAACAGCAACGTTTAATCTTGACCTCAACGAGATTGTTGAGGAAGCATTTGAGCGTGCTGGCTCCGAACTTCGCACAGGCTACGACTTACGCACAGCCCGTCGTTCACTGAACTTATTGTTTGCTGACTGGGCAAACCGTGGCGTAAACATGTGGACGTTTGAGCAAGGGACGCTTACCTTTACTCAGGGTCTGAACACTTACGCGCTGCCAAACGACACTGTGGATTTGTTAGAACATGTAATTCGTACGGGCGCGGGTAACTCTTCTACGCAGTCTGATCTGACTATTACCCGTATTAGTGTTTCTACTTATGCAACGATTCCCAATAAACTGCAGCAAGCCCGCCCTATTCAAGTGTGGTTTCAGCGTTTAGATGGCCAAACATCGTCCATAGGGACTACATTAAATGGTGGAATCTCCGCTACAGATACGACGATTACGCTGACTTCAGTGGCTGGATTACCCGCTACAGGGTTTTTGTTGGTTGAGTCTGAAACCATTCAATACGGTTACATTTCCGGTAACGTGCTTTACAACTGTTTCCGTGGGCAGAACGGTACAACTGCCGCAGCGCACATAACCGGCACTGCCGTATATTCACAAAACTTGCCATGCGTCACTGTTTGGCCAACTCCCGATGGATCACAAACCTACCAATTCGTTTATTGGCGCATGCGCCGTATTGATGACGCAGGCGGCGGCGCTAGGACTATGGATGTACCTTTCCGTTTCCTGCCCTGCTTGGTTGCTGGACTCGCCTACTATCTTGCACTTAAGGTAGAGAATGGTGCTCAACGTTTGGACGTTCTCAAAGCGCAATACGACGAAGCTTGGCAGCTAGCTGCTGGCGAAGATCAAGAACATGCTTCACTACGTTTTGTGCCGAGGCAAATGTTTATTGGAAGCGGTACGTAAATGGGCAATAGGTTTGCTTCGGGGAAGAACAGTATCGCCATGTGCGATCGCTGTGGCTTTCAGTTCAAACTAACGGCGCTTCGTAAAGAGATTCAGAAGACCAAGATATATAACCTACTCGTGTGCCCTGAGTGCTGGGATCCAGATCAGCCGCAGTTGTTGTTAGGCATGTATCCAGTGGATGATCCACAAGCTGTACGCAACCCGCGTAGGGACACTACCTACTATACGGCTGGTACAAATGGGCTGCAAATAGTAAACTCAACTAGCACCGACCAAAACGCGGCTGGGTTTAACACAGGCGGTTCTCGGGATATTCAGTGGGGCTGGGCCCCAGTGGGTGGGGCAAGTTCTTTTGATGCAGTTTTGACGCAAAATTACTTGGTGGCAACAGCATATGTTGGTACAGTCACGGTATCAGTTACTTAGGAGATTAAAATGGGATACAGAACAGCAGCAGATGGTATTACCAAAAAAGGTAAAACAGAAGGTACAAACCTTGGTGATAGTGGCCCTACCGTTGGTATTCAAAACGGCGCTAAAGGCGGCAAAGGCAAAGGTGGCAAAACCGATGCTGACATGTTGAAAATGGGCCGTAACTTGGCCAAAGTTGCTAACCAAATGCGAGGTTAATCATGGCTACATTTAGCAAGAAAATGATGGGTAAAGAAGTTGGTGATGCCGCTACTTATGCTGCACCGCACAAAATGAATGGCAAGCCTTTGGTTATGTCAACTAACCCCGGCAAAGATTCCAGCATTAGTAGCACCACAACCATGAAGATGAGTGTTGGTAACTACAACAATGGCCAGAATGAAACCAAAACAACTGGTATCAAAATGCGCGGCACAGGCGCGGCTACCAAAGGTGTAATGTCACGCGGCCCTATGGCTTGAGGTATACATGAACTACACCGAGTTAAGAGCTGCAATTGTTGCTTATACAGAGAATCAGGAAACGTCTTTTGCGGCGGAGATTCCTGTCTTTGTGACGCAGGCTGAGCAGCGCATTTATAACTCGGTGCAGTTCCCATCCATTCGCAAAAACGTCACCAGCACGATTGCGATTGGTACAAAGTATTTAGATTGCCCGCTTGACTTCTTGGCCGTATATTCAATGGCGGTTATTGACGGTAGTGGCAACTACGAGTATTTGCTTAACAAAGACGTTAACTTTATTCGTCAGGCGTACCCTAATCCAACTACAGACACGGGCATGCCTAAGTACTATGCGTTGTTTGGCCCAACGGTACTAAGCTCTACAATTTACGACGAGCTTTCGTTCATTATTGGCCCAACAGCCGACGCCAACTATGGCGTTGAGCTGCACTATTACTACTATCCTGAGTCCATCACGGTAGCAGCAGATGGTCAGACATGGCTAGGTGATAACTTTGACACGGTGCTTTTGTACGGCTCATTGGTTGAGGCTTATACCTACATGAAGGGTGAGCAAGACATGATGGCGTTGTACAACGGCAAGTATCAGGAAGCACTTGCACTTGCAAAACGTTTGGGCGACGGTATGGAACGTCAAGACGCCTACCGATCTGGGCAATTCCGTCAAAAGGTAACTTGATATGGCGATTGTTCAGACCCAAACCACCAGCTTTAAAGCGCAGTTGTATCAAGGCATTCATGACCTGACGACTGATGTGATTAAGATTGCCTTGTATACAGCTAGCGCAGATTTAAATGCTGACACAACCGTGTACAGCACAACCAACGAAGTGGCGGCTACGGGTACGTACTCAGCGGGCGGATCGCAGCTAACGCCAATCACAGTCAGTACTTCCGGTTACACAGCCTATGTGGGCTTCCCTAATATTGCTTGGACAGGCGCAATCACCGCCAGATGCGCTTTGATTTACAACTCAAGCAAAGGCAACAAGTCTGTTGCCGTATTGGACTTTGGTTCCGATAAGACTTCTACAACCACATTCACAGTCACCATGCCGACCAACGGCGCAACCACTTCGTTGATTAGGAGTTCAAATTGATTGTTACTACCACCAAAGGCGATATGGACGATTCCTTACTTGAGAAAAAAGAAGGGATAGTCGATAATGAGGACGAGTACACCACTT